TACAAATAAAACTTTAACATCGCCAGCTATAACGAGTCCAGTTATAACAGGTGGATTTACTGGAACAGGTGATTCTACTTTAACTGGTAATCTAACAATACAAGGCGTAAATTCTGGAGCTGGTGCTTCTCCTTTTATTAATTTGTTTCGTGTTGATGCCGTTCCTTTAGCTGGTGATTTTTTAGGAAGTATACAATTTTCAGGAACAGATAGTGTAGGTAGTTTTCCTGCATATGCAAGTGTTTTTGGAAGAGTTATTTCACCTACTGATGGAAATGAAATTGGTTCAATAGAATTTCATATGCAATACAATGGTTCATTTACACAATCTTATGCCTTTCAGTCTGACCGATTATTACTTTTAAATGATAACGATATTCAATTTTTTCAACATAATAATACTGGTTTTGATGTAACTTTACAAGCAGCAACACCAAGTGCAGATAGAACAATTACTTTTCCAAATGCTACTGGAACTCTATCACTTACTACGGCTACCGAAACATTAACAAATAAAACTCTTACAAGTCCAGTCTTAAATACAGGGATTAGTGGCTCAGCTTTTCTTGACGAAGATAACATGGCTTCAGATAGTGCTACTAAGGTAGCCTCCCAACAATCTATCAAAGCTTATGTAGATACTCAAGTTGCAACAGTACCTGTAGGGGATATAACCTCAGTAGTTGCAGGGACAGGATTAACTGGAGGAGGAACATCTGGGGATGTGACACTAAATGTTATAGGTGGAACAGGTATTGATGCTAATGCCGATGATATTGCTATCGACAGTACCGTAACAACCCTAACAGGCTCTCAAACGTTAACAAATAAAACCTTGACAAGTGCTGTGTTAAATGACACAATATCAGGTACATCAATTAAAGATGAAGATAATATGGCTTCAGATAGTGCTAGCCATCTGGCTTCTCAACAGTCTATTAAGGCTTACGTAGACTCTAATGTAGTTACTTCTATAGCAGCTGATAATATCACTACTGGAGATGCAGCAGTAACAATAGCAACTTCTTCAAGTGACATTACAATAGATGCCCAGGGTTCTGATACCGATATTATATTTAAAGGCACTGACGGTGCTAGTGATATAACTGCACTTACTTTAGACATGAGTGAAGCTGGTAAAGCAGTATTTAATGACAAAATTGAAGTTCCTAAAATAAAACTTACATCGACAACAAATGCATCAGGATCTTCAACAAATCATCCTTTTGAAATTGTTGCAGCAAATGGCACTGGTCAAAGTCTAAGAATAGATAGAAACCAAATATCTGCATACAATTCTGGTAGTGCTTCTAATTTATTTTTAAACCCTGATGGAGGGATAATAGTAATTGGTAGCGGTGGTATGGTACTTGGTACTGATGATACTGGAATAAATTTTGGAGCTAATTCTGAAATTGATTTACAACATATACATGATATTGGTTTAAGAATAACAAATGGTGAAGCTAATGCAACATTACAATTTGTAGATGCAAATGAATCAGTTAGTTCAGATGGTACAAATCTTATATTAACTTCAGGTGGAACGGCATTTAAAATACCAACATCAGATGGTTCGAGTGGACAAGCTCTTGTAACAAATGGAAGTGGTGTACTATCTTTTGATACAGTTTCTATAGCAGCAGATAATATTACAGCAGGTGATGCGGCAGTAAACTTAACTACCACTTCAGGTAACATTACAATAGATGCTCAGGGTTCTGATACCGATATTATATTTAAAGGCACTGATGGTACTAACGATATAACTGCACTTACTTTAGATATGAGTGCCGCTGGAAAGGCGATCTTTACTGGTGCTATTTCAACACAATTTTGGATTCACTCTACATTGGATGACGGTGTTGTTCTGTTTGCTGGAGTAAATTATGATGCACAGTTACACCATGTACATAATACTGGTTTTAAATTACATAATAGTGGAGCTGGATCACCTGCAGTAGAGTTACAATTTGTAGATGCGAATGAAGCTATTGGTTCAGATGGAACAAATCTTCTACTAACCTCTGGTGGAACGGAATTCAAAGTGCCAACATCGGATGGTTCGAGTGGACAAGCTCTTGTAACAAATGCCAGTGGCGTATTAAGTTTTGCCAGTATACCTCAAGGGGATGTAACCTTAACTGGTTCTCAAACACTTACTAATAAAACATTAACAAGTCCAGTTTTAAATACAAGTATAAGCGGATCTGCTTTCTTAGACGAAGATGATATGGCTTCTAACAGTGCTACTAAGGTAGCCTCTCAACAGTCTATAAAGGCTTATGTAGACTCTAATGTAGTTACTTCTATAGCGGCTGATAATATCACCGTTGGAGATGCAGCTGTAAATATTGCAACATCTTCAGGTAACATTACAATAGATGCTCAAGGCGATGATACGGATATTATCTTTAAAGGCACTGATGGTGGTGTTGATACAACTGCACTTACCTTGGATATGAGTGAAGCTGGTAAAGCAATATTTAATAGCGGATTAACTACAGGCGGAGATTATACTGCAAAAACAGCTGCTGGTCCAATATTAAATATACAAAGAAGCGGTACTACTGTTGCAGATGATGCCATTCTCGGACAGATTGTATTCCAAGCACCTGATGTAACATATGCTGCCCCTAATCAGGGTGCTTTAGCTGCTTTTGAAATAGTTGCAAAAGCTACTGCTGATTTTAGTAGCACTAATAGATCAACAAAACTTGACTTTAAAGCAGTAACAGGTTACGAAGCTGGTGGACTTAAAGACGTATTTTCAATAAATCCAGATGGCTCTATTTCGCTAAGTTCTCCCATTTCAGGTGCTAAAAAAATAAGATTTCATGAATATGAAAATCCATTTGATGAATCTTTTATAACACTCGGTACTAGCACAGGAAGAATTAGGAATAGTCTTTCACCGTTAACTGATCTCACAGCTAACATATGGTATGAAGCTGATAATCATTATTTTGGAGTCGAAACTGGTGGAGGGGCAACCCCTACTTATGACGGTGTTTTGTCACTGGTGCAGGGTAAAGTAAGACTTCCAACTGGAGTAGTTTTAGAATTTGAAGGTGCAACTTCCAATTCGTATGAAACAACTTTAACAGTAACAGACCCAACAGCTGATAGAACAATTACCCTACCTAATGAAAGCGGTACACTAGCATTGAACCCTGCTAAGAAAAAGTTTATAAATCAACGTAATTTTATATCAAGAAATTTAGGTAGTAATTATAATGTTATAGGTTCTCCTGTTGGATATTATAATAGTCAGATGAGCTGGGGTTCAACCTCTACGTATGCCTTTCCTTGGATAATAAATGGAAGTGATGACGATTCCACAGTTACCATAGACGAAGTAGCAACTAGGCAAGGTTTTAGTGTTACTGGACCGTCTAGTACATGGACAATGTTAGTTGCCCTGTTTGAACTTAACGAATATGGTGTTCCTTCGACTAAACTTTATGAAACTAATATAGATATGCCTGCTAGTATAGCTGTTAATACATTAACCACTAAAACAGGTCTAACATGGTCGGTTAAACCTGGAGTGTATGCAATGCTTGCTACTCCATCTTTATCCCATTACACAATGTCAAACTATCATAGTACATCAGGAGGTTCTTATCATCAGGACTATTTTAGACAAGCAAATTTTACTGCAAGACCTGCTTTAGCAAGAAGTACAAATTCTTCTTCTGGTACTGGTAATATGTTTAGTAGTACTAGTCCTCGTTCATATAATACTCCTCTAGATTTTAAAGGACTTTTTACATCTAATTCTATTACAACAGGTCCAATTCTGTGGTGGAGATATAATACAGATTTATAATTTTACTAATAGGAAATAAAAATAGATATGGCTAAACATAAATTTAAAATAATAAAAAATAAACCTGATGGAAGTCAAGAAACATTTGAAGAAGATTTATTTGAAGGATGGGATGACGTCAGAAAGGAAAGGCAGTGGGCATTAGATGCGTCAGATAGGTTTACCTATGCTGATACCTGGAGTGCCCTAAGTGCAACACAACAAAAAGAATTGTTTGATTTCAGACAAGATCTAAGGGATATACCACAGAAGTATGATAGTCTTGATAATGTGGTTTTCCCTATAAAACCATCTTGGTTAAAAATAGAAGTGAATGAAGAAGTTCATACAGGTAAATAAATAAGGAGGACAATATGTCAGAAGAAAAAATAACTATAGACGAAAAAGAATATAAACTAGAAGATTTTGATGATAAACAAAAATATCTAGTTGCTCAAATTAAAGACTTGACTAATAAATCTGCTAGTCTTAAATTTCAAAGTGATCAAATAGAGGTAGCTAAGGCATCCTTTATCAAAACCTTAACCCTATCTATAGAGAATGAGAATGAAACAAAAGATGGAGATAACACCTGAATTAAGAGTTCAAATGGATCTATTGGCACATGAAAAAGAGTGTGCAATTAGATACCAAGCAGTGGATGATCGATTAAGAGGTCTGGATAAACGTATGTGGAGGCTGGAAGCTATGTCCATGACAAGTACTTTTGCAGTGGTTGCTCTAATAGTAGCCATTGTTATGAAGTAATGGAACTAGTTTTCGTTCTTATCACCTACCTAGGAACAGCAAAGCTCGATCAATCTTATTTCAAGAGTATAGATGATTGTCTATACTTCGCAACCAGAATAAACAGTAACGTATCAATACCAACAATACAGCAAGGTACACCGAGGAAATATACCGCTGTTTGTGAACCAAGGAAAGTAAATAAAGAACAAAAGGTGTACTAATGATAGATCCAGTAACGATATCGGTGGCAGTGGGAGTAGCGAGTAAGGCATTCTCTGCCATTAAAGAAGGGTTTGCTATGGGTAGAGACATAGAACAAATGTCAGGAGACATCGGCAGATGGATGGGAGCAGTATCAGATGTTGATAATGCTGATAAACAAGCTAAGAACCCTCCTATCTTTGGAAAACTATTTCAAGCAGGCTCAGTTGAAGAAGCAGCAATAGCTGCCTATGCAGCGAAAAAGAAGCTTGAAGAACAAAGATATGAACTTAAAATGTTTTTAAATCTAACACATGGTCCAAAGGCATACGATGAGTTACTCCAAATGGAAGGTCAGATAAGAAAACAAAGACAACAAACAATATATAAACAACAACAATTAAGAAGGCAACTTGGTGAAGGAATCGCTTGGTTATTTTTAGTTGCTGCTATGGGTGGACTTATCTTACTATTAGTTAGTGTATTCACAAGCAAATCATATGCAGATAACTATAAATACGTACCTAAGCCCTATACCAAGCAACAGTTATTACAGCAAGGAAAGATACTTGAAAAAAAGTACACAACCTGTAGATTAAAGAAAGTACTCAAATCAAAGTATACTAATAAACAAGCTTGTATTTATCAAGGTGGCAATAAAACGTATACTCTGATGTATGAAGCCAACTGTCCTAAGAAGTATAAGTGTATTTATAATCCTAATAGCGAAGAACCTAATATAGATAATGTTATGGAAAGTCTAAGGAGTATAGGAAAGAAATGACGGTATATGAAGATGGTGATTATAGAATAGAGCTAGATAGAAAAGGTAAAGTATATCATAAAAATCAGTTGTATTTTGTTGGAGATACCCATCTTGCAATATCTATGTTTATAAGGCATAGTACAGATATAAAGATCAATATGAAATTAAAACGGAGGATTAAGGAAGGAGTATGAAATGGTTAAAGAAAAATTATTACAAATTAGGTTTATTAGGTATATCTATAATGTTGCTAAGTTCATGTGGCATGGGTGTTGTAAAAACTGCGAATGTGCCTGCAAGTAAACACTGTCATTTAGGACACATATAATGCTTACTGCACTTATAGGACCAGTCAGTAATCTTCTTGGAAAGTTTATAGAAGACAAAGACATGAAGA